GAGATCTTTTTCATTTTTAAAAAAACCAAAGTAGGAATCACATTTCCCTGTTTTATCACACACTCCGTAAATCATTTCTCTTTGATCCATAACATTCTAATTTTATATTTTTAACATTCCACAAATCTTTAACCCCTTCGGTCATATGACAATTATGTTTCTTACCAGTCCTACGACCAAATTCAACAATCATATCATTATGACGATTCTTAATAAAGTGCGGACATTCTTTGCATGGAGTTTCCATAAAACAAAGATAGTTATTTTTTTTTAAATAAACAACTATTTATTGGTATGAAAATTATTTTAACTGAATCCCAATATTCAACATTATTAAATGAGGTAGTTGATTTTAATTCACTATATAAATCTTTATACCCAAAAATGTATCGACAAGTTTGTTTAAAATACGCAAATGGAGATGAAGAAAAAGCAAATGATTTTTGTCAATTAGGGTTCATTAAAGTATATCAAAAAATTAGTATGTACAATGAGTCAGGACCTATTGAGGCTTGGGCAAAACGTGTAATCACAAATACAGTAATTGATGAATGGAAAAAAGAAAAAAGAAGTCCATACAAAAACCCTATTGATTTTGAACGAGTAAATTTAGAAGTAATTGACGACAACCCAGAAGAAAGTTTATATTCATCAAAAGAGATTAAAGATGCCGTTGAAACTTTATATCCTTCACAAAAAAAAGTATTTGAGATGTTCTTTTTTGAAAATATGAAACATCAAGAAATTGCCGAAGAATTAGGGATTAGTGAAAGCACATCAAAAACTAATTTATTTAAAGCAAAGGCAAAAATAAAACAATACCTAATTAATTTAAACAAAAAAAGGGAAGACTAATCTTCCCCTTTAAAGGTCGACAACGAATTGTCCGACTCCACCAACTTGTTTTACTAAACAAGGAAAATTAACAAAAGTCTATTGAATCAGATATTCTTAGCCCATCCACATAACGTTCAGGTTTACTCCAAGAATTTCTACTTTCAGGATATTCCAAATAATATGATTCCGAATCAAAACCATCTTCCTGTCCCCACGAAAAAGACATTTCAATAAATTCATCCTGGCTCAATTCATCCCCATATTCATCTAAGATACGACCTGATTTAATAAATTCAAGTAATGATTCTTTATCTTTAAAGAACTTATCTTCATTGAAATTCCAAAGAAACTTCCACCCCATACTACGTTTACCCAAATGAACTTTTACATTATCAGTAAACTCATCCCAAGGTGACAAATTTTGAAATTGATCAGTACCATCTATTCTAAAATTGTTATTAACTGATTCCACATTTAATTCCATTTGTCTAATTCTAGACATAAGACGATTTTTCCTTGTCTCCAATTCATTTAAAGTTGGAGATCTATAATAATTTGTTCCCATGTTCATATTTTTTCCATCCAAAGGTAGTAGTTTGGGGGATTAACCACACCTATTGAAATATCCGTAAACTTACCCCCAATTATAACTCCCATTTCTAAATTAACTTTATTCACATTACCAGTTAAGTAACCAAATATTGTATAATTCAATGTTAAGGAATAAACAGTACCCACAGAATAAAAACCATAATTTTGGGGACTCATTGAGTTATATGTGTATTTATTTTTTGTAATAAATTTAATTGTATCAACCGGCATCATATCCATTGGTAAACCCATCTCACCAATTCTATATTGTTTAATAACCCAAGTTTGTCCAACCAAAGAGTATGTACTATCTTGTGTTGTTGGATTTGGGGTTACATATGGTTGATATTCACCAGGTTCAATAACTTGTTTCTCACAAGATAATAACCCAACTAATACTAATGTTAAAAAAATTATTTTTTTCATATCTTATTTTGTTACTAATGATTCAATTTTACTTTTAACTTGATCACTTATAGAAATATCTTCCACATTACTAATAATTACTGAATTAATTAAAATTTTATTTGGTATATGTACTAAGAATGCGTCTCCATTGTAAAAACTCAAATTATTTCCCAATTCAATTGACCCATGAATCATTTTTAAAAATATTTTATATTGAATTTGATCCATAAATGTCTCATCAATTAACACACCCATACTTTCATTAATAACTTTTAGTGTGTATCCCGTAATTGTTTGTTTTAACATAATCTATAATTTTTTATAAAGATAATACATTATTTTATAATAACAAATTTTCTACCAACTTTTTTTAGTGTACCAACAAAATCATTTTTATGGTCAATACCACCCCAAAAACCACTTCCGTCCGACCAAACTCCTTTTTTATTATTTTTATATACTGATTCATCCTCAAAAATAATGTAATCAGGTTGATCATGTTTAGGTAAAGCATATGCTCTTGTCATTTCTCTATGCTCAGATGGTGAGTAATTACCCAACCAATCTTGTCGACATAAAAATGTTGCCTGTCCAACAATAACTTCTTGTTCATCAAGAATAACTTTTTTGTTGAATTTTTTTTTAAATGTGTGAATGTAAGTTCCCATTTTTTAAATTTTAAACGTTTGAATTAATATTAATAAATTTATTATAAAGATTGTACTTGTTCCATAATGCCAGTAACCTCTTCTCGACTCAAGTACCCAATAACATCATTTGTTATAGGAGTATCATAAGTTAAGTCACCATCTTTACCTAAAACGGCAATTTCAAACAAACCTTTTGATCCACCATATGAATGTGTGTGAGAAACAACAGATACACCGTATCCATTTTCAAACACCATTCGACACTTCACACCAATTTGGTACGGAGCGTCTTCAATTTTTTCAAATTTTAAATCTTCAAATTTTTTCATAATATATTTTTTAATTTTTAATTATACAACAAAGGTAATACTTTTTTTTAAACTACCAAACAAAAAATAAAAAATCCCATAACTTTTTTAAAAAAATTATGGGACTGTCTTTTTGATTAACCACTAAATAACTAAGAAAGAGGATTTTGGTTGTTATTATGTACGATATAAATATACTATAATTTATTAAAAGTTAACTTTATTGTAAATTTTTAACAATTATTTTATAAAATTCATCTGTTTTGTTTGTAATTGGTAATTCATCAATACTATAATACCCACACTCACTATGTTCTCCACCATCTTTTGCGTTATCCAGATCTGGATATATTTTATCTTCAACCTCAAGACCATAGACATACATAAAACCTTTTAGGAAAGTACCATCTTTGTTAAATCTATCAACAAACCCAACCAAATTTAATTTATCATTGATCTTAATATTTGTTTCCTCAAAAAACTCTCTACGAGCAGCCTCTTCAGGTGTTTCACCATCTTCTATTCCCCCACCAGGGATTGACCATTGATTTGGCATTGTGTTGTCACTACTTCTTTTACACAACAATACCTTGTCATTACATTTAACTAATATTCCAGAAAATCTTTTGTTTTTTTTCATACCTTACATATTTATATATATATGGAAGTAATAATAAACAATAATCTTTTTAATGTCAAATCCGCAATTACCGATAAAGATATTCAAGACGGAATGAAAGGTAAAAAATTTGATAACGAATTTAACGGTATGTTATTTGTAATGAGTGAAGGTACTCATTCATTTTGGATGAAGGATTGTATTACTCCTTTAGATATTATTTTTATATCAGATGAATCAATAATAAAAATTTACTCGGATTGTCCACCTTGTCGGGAACAAGACGATTCGAAATGTCCCCGATATGATGGTGTTGGTGATATGATCTTAGAGATCAATGGTGGTGACTGTATTAAATACGATATCACCGAGGGTGATTCAATTTTGATTAAAGAGTGATTTTTGAATTCTAAAAGGTTCAACTCTATCTTTCGCAATTTTTGTGTAATTTGGAGATAACTCAATTCCAACCCAACGTCTTCCCAATATTTCGGCAGCAACCAAACTAGTTCCGCTACCAGCAAATGGATCTAAAACAATATCATTCTTATACGATAAAATTTTAATTGCCTTTGTTGGGATGTCCATTGAGAATGTTGCCTTAGTCATTGACTTAGTATCTGCAAAATAATTCCACTGACCAAACACAAGTTCCATAAACTCTTTCTTATCGTTTTCTTCATAAACATTTTTCTTTTTGGTGGTCCCGTCTTCTTGTTCAACATCAGTTGGAACACCTGTCCATTCAGGTTGACCTTTTACTTTTTTAATGTGTTGTTTTTTATACGCTAAAATTACACACTCTTTTGGGTTATAAATGTATGGACTAGAAGGACTCATCCAAGAACCCCAAGCGGTTGTTTTACTTCTATGTGGAGAGTCTTCTTCAAGATCCACAACACCAAAGAAACCATAACCAATTTCTTTCATAATTTGCCACATTTCTGAAAGAAATAAAATTCTACCTCCCTTAGTTTGTCTATTGATCTCATAAGGAATGTTCAAGGCAATTCGACCATCATCCTTTAAAACTTTGTAAGCCTCTGTTAACCAATCTTTGGCGAACTCAATATACTCCTCAAACGCAACATCATCGTCATGTACATCATAATCGATTCCAACACCATAGGGTGGGGATGTTACAATTAAATCCACACAACCTTCAGGAAATGTTTTCATTACATCAATACAACTACCATTAATAATTTTACCAGTAATGTCTTCTAAATTTTTCATACTTTTTTTTTAATTAATTAAACAATTTTAATAAACCTAACTATAATTTTTTTTATTGTCAAATTTTTATTAAACTATTTCTGTAATTATTTGTGCTAATTTATATCCTGCAAATGCTCCCGCAGCGGCTGAACCAGGAAGAACTATAAACTTACCTAAAATTGTGTCATATTTTTTTCTGTTGACAATATACGAAATTAAAACGTAATACAGAACATAATTTATTAAAACTAAAAAGTCCAATTCTTTTGCAACAAACACAACAATAGAATTACCTAAAAACCCCCACATAAAATTTATGAAAGTTTCCCGTAGTAATTCACTTGGTGTTGTGATTGCGTCTAAAACTGAAATTTCTTTACTAAATCCTGTTTTATTTTTCGATGTTTTCAATGTGGTGTTGGATGTACCAAAGGGCTTTTCTGAGGTCTTCAAGTTCTGTATCTTTTCTTTTTTTTCCTGCACGGCTAATATATTTTATCGCATTTCCTAAACTAAACCCCAAATCCCAAGCATCAATAACTTTTATTGCTTCGTATTCATTATTTTTTCCCCCATAATGTTGAGGATGATTTACTTGTTCTATTTTTATCGGTGGACACTGACAAAGTCCGGTTCCACCACATACACATTCTTTATCCATTATTCTTCTTTATATTCGTTTAATAATTCATCATTAGAAATTGTACCATATTTACCACTAAGATTATTTGTGTCAATATTTTTAGTCATCATGGTTTTTATATGGTATATTTGTTTTGTTTCGTGGAGTGATTTAACAATCTCAAAAATAATTTTATATGGGTCTGCGTTTGATCCTGGTCTTCTGTCTTCAAGATATCCTTTCCATTCCTCTTCGGTTTCTTTTGGAACTCTAATTGATGCTCCTCGATCAGAGACACCCCAACTAAACTTATCTATTGATTGTGTTTCGTATTCACCAGTAAGTCTTAAATTATTGTTTGAACCGTAAGATTTAATGTGTTGACGATGTCTTGATTCAAATGCGTTAAACAATGACATAAAATATTCTTTATTTCCATCATTTCTCATAATATCTGTTGAAAAATTTGTATGAAGACCAGACCCATTCCATTTACCATGTGTAATTGGTTTTGGGTGTAAATCAATGTGGTATGAATATTTCTCTGAGGTTTTAAAAAGAAAATATCTTGTCATCCAAAGATCATCTCCACTTTTTAATTTTTCTTTAGATAATACTTGGTATTCCCATTGTCCTAACGCAACCTCAGCATTAACTCCTGTAATATCAATTCCATAATTTAAACACATATTTAAATGTTTATCAACAAAATCTCTTCCAACAACATATTGACCAACTCCACAATAATATTTACCTTGTGGTTCCAAGTTGTTTTGATCGTGACCTAAAACACATTTGTTTTTTTTATCGTAAATAAAATATTCTTGTTCAAAACCAAACCAAAGATCATCATAACCTTCTTTTATTTTTGATCTATTGTTTGTTTTATGTGGTGTTTTGTCAGAATTTAATACCTCACATAAGACATATACGGTTGATTCCATATCTTTAAAATAATGTCTAACAGGTTTTAAAATACAATCTG